GCCTTAGACATATTGGCCCTTGCTTCAAGAGATGCAAATTTACCAATCAAGCCTTTTGAAATATTTCTTTTATGCTCTTCGGTCAATTTTCTTCCTTTGTTAGCAGCACTATTAGCAGCACATTGTTCTGGTGTCATCTTCTTGCCTGTTTTTGCTTTTGATAGTTTGGCTTTAGTCTCATCGCTCATTTTTACGCCTCTTAGCCAATAACAGTCTCTTCCTTTCAATGACTTAGACATTTTGGCCCTTACTTCTGGTGTGTGTACAATGGCTCCGGCAGCGTTGTTGTTGTACAGATACTCATATCTAAACATTCCACCTAACTGTAACAATTTAGTCTCTTCTTCTATTGCTTCTTCATTAGTACCACAGAAGACAATCTTGCGAGTCCACGTATAGTCTGAATTATTAAAATCATTCCAAAATTGATCTGACTTTGATGAACAAATATAACCATCATCTGGATGACCTTTGTGTTTTCCTATATAAACTCTAGATGTTTCTTTGCAGATCCAGATATATACAAATGCTTCGTGTAATTGAGTTTTCATGCTCTTATTTACGTGAGCTGACACAATACGTTTTATGAATTTTTAACCTCTTCCACCGCTTCATCAACAGTTTTCTGCCAGTTATTAATTGCGCGAGTTATAAACAATGAGTTTTGTGCGGAGTGATTTTCGAATTCAAGACGAGGCAGGTAGGGAATACCATTTGTAAAATTGAATGTGTCACCGACTTCCATCTCGTTGATAACGCCAGCAAGATCGTGGCGACGTTGTTCGCCTTCGGAAATTAAAATATTATCGACTTCTGGCTGACCGAGTGTGGGATTCCAACTCGCGCGAGCATCACCTTTAGCTACTGGTGTGCCGTCCTGAGCTTCTGTAGCAACACCTGTGCAAGACAGCTTCATCGCTTTTTTTAAGTCAGCTTCCATAAGAGCTACTGCTTGTACAATTGATACTTTTTTAGCCATTATCTACAGTGCAACGTATGAATGATCGCAACATCAGCTGGTCGTAAGCTTTCAATATTCAGGATATTATAAGTCTTCGACCCGTCAACTATCTTCATAGACTGATTCACTGTGTGTAGTCCAGAAATCAAGAATTGCTGATCTGTTGTTCGAATGATCGCGCCGTCGATAAGTTCGTTTTCAAAATTAATTTGTACTGCCCATATAACTTCTTCTGTTGGTTCGCCTTGATCGTTATTTCTATTTCGGTCAAACACAGGACCGGTGCCAGATGTTGTATTTGCAGTTTGCAAAATAATTTGACGACCGTTTTGTTCAATCTCAACAGCGGCATCAAGTGCATCGTCAAGATTTCTATCAGCCACGATAAACTCTCCCACCGCTTGTACCGACTGCTAGTAAATGTTTAATTTCGTTGATGACCAATGGCAGATCTTTGATAGTTGTCTTTTTGATAACAGCTCCCTCTCCGGTTGCGAACTCAGTAGATATAGAACTGATCACTTTTTTCTTGATCATCGGCCCGGAGATATCTGAAAACTTAGGATTTTTCTCTAGATACCATGCCAGATAGATAGTCGCAGTTTTTAATTCTTTCGGAATTGTGCTTTCGCGATATCTGACATTCTCTTTGTCAGCAATTTTTGATCGCGGAAAAGAGAGTGGCTGGTCTGGAGTCTGTTTAACTCCTTTGTAGTTTTGTTGTTCAAGTATGTCTGTAGCACGTAGTATCAGTGCCTCTTCAGTACCAGCAGTTACAGATAGATTTCGCGCACTCAGAAAATCAGTCAGCTCTTGTATAGTTATATAACTATTTGCTGAATGATCAGTACCAGTGCCTGTCTCTACTGTTAGTGCCATATTTTATTTTTTAGATTTACGATCAGCTTCGATTTGACGTTGTTTGATCGAGGCTGCTTGATTGCGTTTGATTTCAGCTCGTTGTACAGCTGCACGATCTACTGTCTTCGCATTCGCATTGATAGCAGCAATTTCTTCAGCTTGAGCTTCGTCGAATTGTGCTTTTGCTTCATTCAAATCTTTAAGCGTTTTAGCAGTTTTTACTCTAAGTTCTTTAATTAATTCAATTGGAGATTTTTCTTTCTTAGCTGCGGATTTCTTTTTTGGTTTTTGTTTTACAGCTTCTTGGTCTTGATTTTCATCGGTCATTGTTTAAATTCCTGTGTGTGTTTTTTTGGTAGTACTGAGTATAAAAAGAATGCCGGAGCCACAAGGACTCCGACAATCACACACTCGGTTTACGATTCGCGATGAGTCAACATGCACATCTTGATCGCTTTACGCTCGTTAAAAACTCGGCTCCAAGATCCGGCCGTTTCTAGTACCGCATTGCTTGGGTTACTGCCGCCGGTATATTTCATCCCGGTGGGGTGAAAACACGATTCCCAACGATGATACAATGCCTGACCCCCATGCCCGTTGCCTTCTGATGGCAAGGATTCGACTTCTGTGGGAACCGTCGGATTACCCAAACCGAACTGAAAACAGCCTGCTCCGAACACGTAAGTGTTGTAAACGCCAGCAGACTCTGGAGCTAGAGCATCATCGACAATTACTCGTCTACCGATGAAAGTTGAGAATGCTGGATCGCCGTTGGCGGGTGTAATAGTTCGGATAAGTTCTTGCTTCTGCAAATTAGCGAATGGCAAACTATGCATTACTATAATATCTAAATCAGCAGAAGAGTCTCCAAGCGAAGTTGTGGTGTCGATCAGCGCCGACGGCGAGATGTTAGTTACACCAGCGCTATATGCGCTACCGGAAATATCGAGTACCATATCGTCCTCATTAGCGAGATTGTTTGCAAAAACACCTTTAGTTACCGCAAGAGCACATGCTTGTAGTTTGCGCATTTTATATGCGGCTACCCGATTTGCAATAGCATTAGCAGGATCTGCATGAGCCAATTCTCGCGCTAGGGACATCGTCTTCCAAGATTTATTTCTAGAAAGTCGGACAGTCTCTTCTGTCTGAGTTTGAATGCCATCGTGAGTTGATTTTACTGCCGGATCATCACTAGAGATATTCTCGTCGGAGTCGTCCAGATCTCGGTAGCTATGAACGTCAATCTTCGAGCCGGGACCGGCAAGAAATGCGTCAAGTTGGGGTGAGCGCTGGAATGCGCCGGAGCTAATAAAAGCAGATTTTTGTTCGGTTAGAACTTGTACCCGGCTTGTAAAAAGCGACGGATCTATTACATCGGAAATTCTGACGGTCATTTGCAATTCCTCTTGTTAGTTTGCAGTTGTTGTAATTCGAGCTGCAGTGACTTTTTAAGACGGATTGCGGCCCTATGATTTCAAACGCTGGTAGGGCCATCCCGAAAAAGCGCTTGTACTACGTTGTTAGATTGTTGATATAGTCAGATTAATACTGCGCATGCAGTGATAAATGCTAATCGTTTGACATATATACGTAATTGTTAATTATTTTTTTTAAACTTCAACGCCTGCCGCTTTTGCTAATGCTGCATAGCGAGTTGGATTGTCACGTTTAAGCTGCGTCTGCTGCGTTAAATTATAAGTTTTTTCGGCAAATGGATTTGTAATAGTGCTTGCAGTATTAGCTGAGCCTTTTATATCAGCTGACTGACTATCAGGAAAATAAAACGGCTGGTGCTCTCTCTTATTCTCGATCCATTGCTCCGGAGTTAGTCCAACATCAACGCCAACATTATCTTTTGTGACGACAGCGCCTTCATCGTTAATATCAAATAGATGACTAGCGGAGCTAAGTAACTCACTCATAGCATCTTGTCTAACTTTACTTTCGTTGAGCGCTGCTTGTACTGACTCGTTGATTTTTGATTTTCTGTTAGTAGTTTCATACTCATTGATCCGTTCATCACGCATCTCTAGCTCTTTTGATAACTTATCAATCTCGCGTTGCAATGGAGCTGTTTTACTATTGAGTGCAGCGGTGACTTGATCTTCCACGCTTGCGTCTGGTGTTGCTGATGCTCGGAGACTTTCGATTTCATCGAGTTGTGTTCTGACATCATCAGCATCAAGACCTGCAAAAGCTTGTAGCGCTTGTTTGTTTGTTCGGTTATCAGTGCGCTCTCTTTGAAGTGCTAAGTGGATCTTATCTACATCAGTTTGTGTTTTTATATCAGCTGCTGGAAGTAGCGTAAAGCCATCATCGTCAGCTTTATATAAATGTTCAAATCCTGCTGGAATATCTTCTACTTTTTCAAATTTTTCTAGTAACATGTGTGTGTCCTGTGTGTGTTTTGTATTTACGGATTTTATGAGTTAAGTCTGGCCTTCAATTCATCGAGATTTATAAACTTTCCTTGGCCGTTTACAAACTTAGAAATTGGCTGACCAGACTT